TTCTTTCAAAGGGACTTGCCATATTACGCTCCCTCTATTTTAATATTTTGCATAAAAGGTTCAAACTGAACACTCTGTGCTGTGTGACCCTCACCAAAAGTCATGGAGTTAGCATAAAAAGCACCAGCTTCATAAACCAATGCTTTCACATCTCCATCACTTGCATCTACATCTTCAGCTAAAACCACTCTTGGTTCTTCACTTCCATCTGTCGCAGTTCCCACAGACAGCAAAAACTTATCGTCAGCATCCTTACCCAAGACAGTTCCACGAGTTAAAGGTGTTTCACTTTGCTTAATGGTTCTAGTATTTGTATAAAAAGGAAACTCATTACCAGCAATTAAATTATCAGGTTCATATGTATCTCTAGCCATTTTTTCTTACCCCACTTCCACTAAAAAAAGCATTTTCATCTTCTTCATTTTCAAGTTTTTCAGCTGCTGCTTTTTTAGCATCTTCATTACTATCAGCATCATCTCCACCTAAGCCCATTTCCAAAACTTGATAACCAAGTGCTAAGCCATCAGTATCATAGTTTATCTTCTGTAGTTTTAGTTTCTTAACTGCATCAACTTTTAGCTCTTCAATCTTACGATACTGAGCCAACTCAATTTTCTCTGCTGTAGTCTTACCATCATATTTTAAATCAATAAAATGCTCTGCCAATTCAGGCTTTAAAATCTTGTCAATCTTTCTTAATCTTGTGCTTTCAGTTCTTACACCTAAATCAAATACCACAGTATATAGTTCAGGATGTTTCTTTTTAAACTCTTCTACTGTCATGTTTTCACTCTCCTTGTTAGTTTTTTCTTCTTCAAAGTCTAACCCTACTTTTGCATTGGGAATAGCAGGTATGTTTACGATGGACGCTTCATAGATCGACCATTTGGTCACAATAATCAAATCTTTATCATTGTCACGTTGTTCTCTTGTGTATTTCAAGATGGAAATACCAACCGAAATAGATTCTAAAATTCCTCGTTCGATTTTTCCAAAGATTTTCATAGCAATCTCATCACCATCATCAAAAACAGCATCTGCTTTTAATTTTCCATCTTCAAGACGGAGGTTTTCCCATTTACCAATTGGCATATCATTTGCTGTTTTATGATTGTAGAAAACTTTTAAAATGTTTTTTCTACCAAGGTCAATGTTTTTCTTTTTATGCAAAAGTTGCATGTCAAACCAACCTCTACTCACAATGGTGTTATCGCTCAAAACAAAAGATACTTTTTTGTTTTCAGAATCTATTGCACCAAGTGTTGCATTGAAATTCAACTGTTGACTTAAATCAAACTTTTTCTTACTCATGCTATGCTTTTCTCCTTTGCCCATTTTTTAGCACCTCGAAGTTCAATCGGAGTTGCTTTTACCATTAACTTATTCTCACGCTCTTTTCGTCTCATGTTTGTAGAATAATCAGTACCATTTATGTTTGCAGACTCTAATTCTGCTGTAGAAAAACCCTCTTCAACCCTCTTTGATGCTGCTTCAGTTTCTACTTTTTCGTTTATCTGCCCAGCAGATGGTCCAGACCACGTTGAACCCAAATAAGAAGCTCTTACAAATGGGTCGGTCATAAAGTTAGGTGCATACAACCGTCCCATCAAAACAGCCTCTTCAATCACAGCTTCATAAAAAGGCTGACAAAAAGATTTAGAGATTTTGGCTCTGTCTTGTTTGTAAATTCTCCATGCTTCTAAAAATGAGGCTCGTGCTGCCGTATAGGAAGATTGAAAATGCTTAATAAAAATTTCATAAGGCATATCAATACCTATGGCTACTTGTCTTAAAATAGCCGTGGTAAATGGGTCGTACGCAGGGTTAGGTCTTGTAGGATTAGCAATGTCAATGCTTTCTCCTTTATATAGCCTAGAAACCCCACCTGTGGTTAAATTTAAATCTAGACCATCATCTTCATCAGGTGGTTCTTCATCTGTTTTTAGAAAAACATTAAATAGCCCAGAGATAAGAGCAGCCGTCAACTCAGCATTAGTATAATCGTCTAATTGCTTGAGCTTTTCAAGAACTGGTGCAAGAATAGGTACACCTCTTCTTTGCCCTGGTCGAGTCTTTTTAAAAAGGTGAATAACATTTTGCCGTCCACTCTCTTTCCCATAAGCTGGTATTTTTACCCATTCTCTACTGGCATAATCCAAACCATGAGGATGTGACTTCAAGATGTGATATTCCGTAGGTTCGTTTAGTTGGTTGGTTTTAATCCCACCTGCAACCTCAACGCTGTCCATGACATCATTTTCATTACACACTCTATCAGCTTCTAAAAGAGCTATACACGTCTGATACAATGTGCCTTTTCGTTTAATCTTTGGTAATAATGCAAAAATATCGCCACTTACAAACATGGAGAGCAGTACCGTGGTTTGCATGTCATAAAAGTCTTGTGTACGTGAAGCATCACAGTTTTTTGATTTAGCAACAAAATTAAATTCTCTCTCAGCGTCCTCTTCCCACTGAACGGCTTCTTCTTCGCTAATTCCAAGATACTTAAAATCTACTTGACTCTGTACAGTTAGACCAGTACCAACCACAGAAACTACTTTGGTATTAATAGCACCTGTAATCAAACCGTCGTTTCTGTAACGGTCACGGCTTCGTTCTCTTAAAACTTGTAGGTATGGTAAGTCATCAGTATCGGCAGAACCACCACCCACGTCCCAACCTCTTGAAGCTTTACGAGATTTTGAAGCCCCTATGTAGCCTAGTTCTTCAAGTCTGAAAAGTTGTGCTTTGTGTTTGAGTCTGCGAAGTCCTTTTTCAGGAGAAAAAAAAGTAATGACTTTGTCTATGAAGTTGGGAGAGACATTAAAAGCTGACATTTGTACCTACCATTTTAAAAGTTGTACGAGTACTTTTTTTAGCACCTTCAACATAATCAGCTCCATGTTTAGATATTTTTGCGAGTAATTCTTTCTCTCTTAAATATAAGGTTTCAAGTTTAGCCCTTTCCGTTTCTCTGTTATTCACTTTGTAAGATTGAGAAAGCTCAGCTTTGTCAATGGCACGACGAACGTTCACAAGTCTGTCACCAAGAGTTAGATTTAAATAATCTTTTTCAACTGCCAAAGCTCAATCTCCTTTATAAATTATTTCAAACTTTAACTGTTTTGAAAAGCAAAGTTAATTAAGAGTAATTCTCTTATAGAGTTGTGTTCTTATAGACTATTTAGACCAAGATGATTTGTGTGATGCTCCTAAAAATTACAAAAAATTGGTGAGAAGATGTACTATAGACTTATGAAGCATATAAAATGTTGATGTGCCTAAAGAGGATAGGGTGCGACTGCATACGCTTAGGCATACGTTCGCAACACTCTATTGTGTTGTAATCTGATAACGCATGGTCGTTTTACCTTTTACAGGTATAGTAGTATCTTAGCATATTAAAAATTATACCTTACCCATGAATCCCTCTACTAATAACCCTACTCCGTCCTTTTCTTTTTTTACCAATAACCATCGGTTCATTACGATTACAAATCTTTTTATAGTCATCAATTAGTATCTCAAGCAATCCAAGCTGATAAACTTTTAAATCCCATGCTTCGTTTCGGATTCCTCTGTATTTCTTTTCCCACTTCCCATTTTTCTTTTCCTCAGCCAAGAGCTGCTTAAAATACTCATCATCATATTTATCTGTTTTTGGAAAATGATAATACCCTGCCCCTTTTTTCTCCTGGTCCAACCCATCTGCTACAAGTGTTTTTAAGTCGTTTACGTTGAGAGTAAAAAACTGTGTGTTATATTTGTTTTTAGAAGCATCTCTATGCGTTACAATAGGAGCAGTATGAGATTTTGAACCTTTTATCATATAGACACGCTTGTTCCATCGTGTCTTACAATACTTAGCCACGTACTTACCTCTTGCTCCACCATAATCAATCGCCGTTGCGTAGATTTTCATTTTACCTGCTGGGTGTTGATATTCTCTGTCCATCAAGATGTCGTTTAGTGTTTCCCATGTACTGTCTAACCTTGGGTCTGAAAATATAACACCACGATCTACACTCCATTGCTCTTCGTCTTGACCCCAACCTGTAACATCATATTCGAGTCTATTGTTTTGAGTATCTACAGAACAAAGTAAAAATAGAACATCTTTAGGAACAGCACTACCATAAACTTCTCGCCTATTCATAAGTCCTGTGGTATCAACTTCTACTGGCTTTTCATCGTAAACCTCACCTAAAACTGTATTTATAAATGGCTGAAGCTTTAGTTTGTCGGTTTCAGTTTCCAGGTACTCTTTTGCAATAGAACCCCAATCTGAATTTACAGAGTATGAGTAAGCCGACCAGATAAAGAAACTGGCATGACCTCTGAAAGGTTTTTTGGCTACCCATTTACCTTTTTCTATCATCGGTCGCTTATGCTTCTCTTCGATGGAAGAGCCACACTCTGGACATGAGAAAACAGCAGAACCCTCTATATACTCGCCATCTTTGTCACGGTCAAAAGAGAAGTTATCAAAGGCTAAAGCATGAGCATGACCACAATGAGGACATGGAACATGATAATAACGTTGGTCACCATTTTTAAACTCTGCATCTATCCTAGAAGTGTCTTTGAGTTTAGGAGTAGAACCGACAATAATCTTTCTATTCCAAAAGCCATTGGTTCTCTTTTTACCAAGAGAGAGCTGGTCACCCTCATTACCTGCACCAATGTTCCAACCATCAACTTCATCTGCGATAAATACTCTAACCGTTCTACGTCTAAAGTTCTTAGGAGAGAATGCCCCAACCATTTCAAGTATACCGCCGGGATAAAACTTTTTAGCAGTCTTTGCTTTTTTAACACGACCATCGACCCTTGGACGTTCAACCAACTCTTGAATGACTTCGTTATCCCGAATCATAGGGTCAATCTCATCTTCAGAGATTCCAAAAGCTTCATCATCAGTCGGTTGTGCAAAAAGAATTGAACATGGGTCTTGATGAATAAAGTAACCAATACACGCATTTAACATCTTGTTGTAACCAACACGAGCAGACTTTTTAAAAGTAAGCTGCTTTGTTTCAGTGTCACACATTGCATCAAGTATTTCAGTTTGATATGGCAATGTTGTCCACTTACCAGGAGAAGAAGAAGATTCAGGCGAGAGATGATAGTACTCATCAGCCCACTGTGAACCTGTTAGTTTGGGTTTAGGTTTTGAAAGCCCTCTTATTGAGTCATAAAGACTATCAGACTGCTCACTCTCGTATGGAAGTTTTAGAAAATTCATAGAATGCTTTATCTATCATCATATGAAGTTCGTTCATCATCTCAACCGTAGCATCAGGAAACTGTGCTTTGAATTGATGAGGAATTTCATACATTTTTGTTTTAAAATTACTAACACCTACTTGAATAACTCCAAGAGCTTCATGCATGGGTATCAGCTCTCTGCTATTTTCTTTGTATTTTAACTCTTTAATTTTACCAGCCCAAAAAGTATCTATTACAGAAACCTTTATCATTGGTGTATCAGCACTTTTAAGTAGAGTGTTCAACTGCTCTAAGTTCTTAGGACTATATAAATCTTCATCCTCTTTTATATCTTGAGGAGTAGAAGATTCAATCTCACTAATTTTAATTCCATAAACATTAGCAACTTCATCAAGTCTATAGAACTTTTTTTTCGATTTAGGTTTATAGTGTATTTTGATTTGACCCTTGACAACTCTCTTATAAAAAGCTTGTTTTGTTATATTTTTTTTTGAATATTTATTTAACTCACCAAGCACCTCTGTTTGTGTTAAAAGTTCCATTCATTACCATCCTCTAAATTAGTAAACCAAATTTTAAAAAGTAAACTTTTTACAAAAAAGTAAACTCAACGCCAATAACCACAAAACTAAGCCTTACTTAAGTTTCAAGAAACAAAAGTAAACCACTAAAAAAAGATGAAAAATAGTCAGATTATGGGGTTCAACTTTTGACCCGTATTCCGAAAGCCCCCAAAGTACCTTAGGAAAAAAACTATTTTTTTGAGAGATAATAATTCAAATTCTTCTCCAGTGTCCTTGGGTAATGCTCTTCTACTTTTCTAAACCCATCCTCTATAATCTCTTTATTAAACATATCCGTAACAGAAAGAGTTAATAGCTTTTTGATTGGCATTCGACTCTTTCCTTTACGCTTAAAGAGTGTGCCATCCACATAGAACGCACCTCTTAACTCTTTAGCCTTACCTCTCTTAACTTTCACTCTAACTACTTTTCTTCTAGCCCTGTGTCTCTTACCCTTTCGTTTAACCACAACCCTCTTGGTCTTAACCGAAGAGATAAAGTCTGCTAAATCCAATCGAGGAGAAGAAATAGTCATCGCAAAACTATTCTCATCCCCACTCGCTTTTTTAATCTTCACTTTACTTTTAATGTCAGAGCTTTTAATATTATATTCTGCTCTCACACCTTTAGCCACCTGAGTATTAAACCGTCTACCCTCATGGTTGGAAGTTTTGTTAACAACTTTATTCAAAGTTTTCTTATCCAAAAGTTTCAGCAAGTTTTCTACGCCATCAAGCGAAGAATTAAATGTCATATCAATTAGCTTCCTCTATCTCATAATTACAAATATAAATCTCCCTA